TTCCTCTACCGCCTTCTCTTCTAGGTAACCAGAAATCCTCAAGCATTGATAGGAACTTCTTGTCATCTTTGATCTCACCAGTGTTAGCATCATATACAAGTTTATTACGATAGCGATTCATAACATCGCGTAAATATTGTTCTGCTTTTACTTTTGGTAGATTACCAACATCAATATAGAATATACGTCTTTCTGGTGCTCTTGATAATCTGTATATTACAAGAGAATCCTCAATCATACGTAATTGGTTGAGACCTTTGATTGCCTTATGTAAGTATGAGAGAGTAATCTTTTTGTTTCTATCTACGAGACCAGAGTGCACATGACATATCGCATCCTTTGCTATTCTTACACCTTTACCAGCAACTGATCCATACTTTTGTGCTACACCTTGAGGATAGTATGTGTAGAATTCTGTTATCTTAGTATCTTTGGTTATATTTTCTGTGCCACTATTAGGGAGAGCGATTACACCTCTCTCCTTATCATTTGGTTTGACTCTCATTAGTTTGATTTTGAGAGAATCAATGTATCTTAGTTCTTGTATTCCTTCGTCTGGTTTCTGTAAATCAATTACTTTATGATAATATATTCTACCATCTACATACCAATTTCTAAAAATTTCGTGTGATTTTTTATCAAACTCAAGAAGATCTTTTATATTTTTAAACTCTTGCCTTATAACTTTTTTTAATGGTTGACCTATGTTGAGATTATCTAAATCTATTTCTACAGGACTATCATTCATGTCTGAGACAATTGCCTCATTTACAACGTGCTCAACAGCAGTGTCACACTCAGGATGCAATGACATATCACGATATCTTTTTATGACATCGAATTCTGTCTTAAATACTCCCTCAATATCTACATACTGACCATAAAATCCAGAAGATAGAAAATAATCAGCACCATCCTCATTGTTAGGAGCGATGGGGCTGACTATACCTTTCTTCTTCTTATCGTCGTCTTCAATTGAGAAACCAAACAGTTTGGCCATTACAATATTTCCCTATTCGTTGTATTTATTATACCACAGAATCGGCACTTTCGCCATTATAAGCGTTCCAGTATTGTACCTGTAGGGTAACTTGGAACTCCTCTATTGCATCAACCTGATCATATGATAGTTCGACTGCGCTGACTGAACTTGGCCAACAACCTACCATTTGATAACGACGTAGAACTGGAAGTTTTGCGGGATTGTCTTTTCCTTTTACATTCAGTTCTGTATTAGCACGACCTAATTGGTTTACTACCCAGTCTGCGTAATATTCGCTTGGGTTGATTGTTCCTGAACCATCAGATACTTTGATGATAAAGTTTGCCCAACGCTCAAACGCTTCTCTTAGTTTGAAGTCACCGTCGTTGATGACTGTGATTGTCCAAGGATCGAATCTACGATCTCCTGCGACCTTAAGTTGACGACCTCTAAAGGGTACAATCACTTCAGCAATGTTTGATGCTGGTAATTGTGCTCCTTTGATCATCATACGATGAGTTGTATTTTCGATTTCCTCATCGAATATACCTACACCTGACGGAAAGTTTAGCTCAACCTCAAATAGATTAGGACGAGCACCACCACCAATTAGTCTTGATTTGAAAGAATCAATTGACCTTTCGTTGTTAGGTATAGAAAAAATGTTTCTATCTAGTGCCATTAGTTGGTTCCTCTACTATACAGTTCCTACAACTTCACTGAAGGAAACTCCAGTTCTTGTAGCAACAAAGGTCAGACCGATAAAGTTGATTGACCTCGCTGGTTTGATGAAGATATCCGCAACAAATTCATTGCGGTCAATAACGTCAGGTGTGTTATTGGTTTCATCACAAACAAGTAAGAAGTCTGTGATACCCCTCTTAGCTTGTACATCCCTTAGGAATGGTTCAACAATGTTCACGAAATTGCTTCGTGTCCCTGCATCGTTGAGTTCAAAGAGTTGTGCTTGAGCAGCGTTCTCGATTGCTTGTTCAATAGTGATAAACAATCTACGAACGTTGATTCTGTCAAACGCACTCTGGAATGACAGTGCAGTCTTATCTCCAAAGAGTATAATTCCTGCGCCTGGTTTGTTGGTTATTGGGTTCACTCTATTTGAATAGAGTTGATCCCTTGCATCTAAACTAGGATTGAACGCTAGTTTGATAGCAAAGTTGATCCCACCCCTTGCCTGTCCTGCAGGAGAGAACCAAGGGAAGTTATCCCTATCAGTTCTTACACAAAGTCCCGCAACGTCGTTAGACGTAGGCATGTATACGAACTTCTTATTGAATCTATCGTAAACATACTGGTATCCAGCATCGAAGACCGCATAAGAAGTTGATGTGAGTGGTGAGAAGAACTCAAGTACGTTTTGTAATTGATCAGCAGCACTTGCCACGTTGACCAAAGATGATCTACATGGTGATATGAATGTGATGCAATCCTTTCTTCCCTCACATATTTGTATCAGTTTATTTGCTTTTGCCTGTTCCTCTTCTTTTGTTCTGTAAGCACCACCTTGCAGTAAGAATCTTATATCACTGTCTACAGGATCTGCAAACTTATTGTAAGAAGTAAGGACATCACCCAGAGGTGCGTCAAACACTCCTATACCCGTATAATCTAATCCTCCTCCTAAATCGTAACCTACATTACCTACTGAGTTGAATTTTATATTTTTAGAATCCTGACCCCATGCTCCTGCACCAGATGTAACTGGTGTAGTTCCTGAACTAAATCCAGATGCTAGAGGTGATGTGCTTCTAAATGCATCAGTGCCACTAACTAAAGATGCACCAGCAAATACATACTCAGAATTTTCTGCAAGAAAATCTTTATAGTAAATTGATCTACCACCAGATTGTTCCGCGTCTTTTGCTTTAGATAGGTTTGGATGTTTCTCTAATATAGAACCTACTTCTTGTGTTACCTTACCAGCTGCGTCAATAACAACAACGTGTAATGAATCGTTATCACCATCACGGTTTGATACAAAGTTATTTGTTCTGGGTTTGTTTAGTACTGCTCTCCATGGTAGTGTAACTAAATCTGTTCCACCGTCAGCAACACTTGTTAGTATATTTTGTGTGCTATACCAATCTTGAGTTACGATAGTTGGGGATCCACCAGATGCTGATGCAACGTTACTACCTCCAGAGTTTACAAAGAAGAGTGGTGTACCGTTCTTGAACTCAAATTGTGAGTTTTGTGTGTACTCTCGTATTGTTTCTGTGCCATCTATAACTGTGCTTACAACTCTTACATCTAAGGTTGTTGCTGTCTTACCAGTAACGATTCCTTTTAGTATTCCAGTTGCTGTTGTTACAGTACCAACACCGATTGTTTGACCAGTGAGGTGTTGTGTAACTCCCATACCGACTGTAACTGAACCAATGTTACCACCAGTAAATGTTGGGGTAAGTATTTGGTCAGCAGCATTATCAATGACTGCGATCTTTAATTCGTTTGCCCAAGAGCCGGGATTCTTTGCTGCAAAATACCATCCAAGATCGTCAGCATTGTTGTTGTAATAGTCCTCTTGGTTTTCAACTAATAAAATAGATGAAGACGCATATCCAACTGCTGCGTTTGCGTTATTTAAGTCGCCACCTTTACAACGGACAACATCTAACTTTCCTCCATAAGATAAAAAGTTGGACGCTCCTAAGAAAGTTTCGTAATGGAAATCGGTTGTGCCAACACCTGGTTGACCGAAAACCTCAACAAGTTCCTTCTCGTTGTTAATTCTAGTAATTTCGTTGACCGGTCCTTTTCTAAAAGCACCGACAAAACCACCGACAACGTTGATACTGAAATCTACGCCACCACGAGTTAGGTCAACTTCTTTTATTGAAATTCCCGGAGATGCTAATCGAAGTGCCATTCTAACTTCTTTCTCCACATACAATGACTACTGATATTTATGAAAAAACGTCCTTACTACCTATATTCCCACATATATGATCGATCACCGTACTCATCTGTCTTCCATACAGTCCCGTCTGAGTCAACTGTTTCACCCCCCATCTCTTCAAAACCATCACTAATAAATCCAAAGGGTGCCATGTCTTGCTCTATCGCATTTTTCTGTTCCTCGTATATTCTTTTTCTAACATCTTGATCAGTCATCTCCTTAAAATAATCTTGAGCAACTAACCATGCAAATATTACTAGACACATAGCAAGGTCATCATTACAACCCTCTTCTGCTTCAAAAGATTGCCTCTTCTGAATAAATGTTGTCAATTCACTTATGATATTATAATCATTGAATACAAGTTTATCATCTTCAATTAAGGTTTTCAGGTTAGAACATCCTATTTTTTTAGTTACTTGACTCATCTTCACACCTAATTGTGTTTTTACTCCAGAGAATCCAGAACCAACTATCTGACCCGCCCTACCACGCATAGCAACCATAAGTAAATTTTCATACTCCAAGTCATAAAATAATATTGATGCCACTTGATCACCTATG